ATGGCACGGCGCAAATTCGGAAAAATCAGAAAAGTAACACGATCATACGGGCAAGCACTCGAAGCACGCTATCCAACACCTCCAGCAGCCTTAGCAGAAAACCCGTCACTACCAAAAGAATTTACTCGAACATTGCCAGCAGCCTACCGCGTAGAGCTAGAAGCATGGCTTGCTCAAGCAGAAAAAGAAATAGCATTAGGCACATGGACACCGCCAGCGAAAATAAACCGTCACGAGATAGATAAAAGCTCAATCACATTCGCTCAGCTAGCAGACGACTATATGCAAAATCAGCGCAAACCAGACGGAAGCAGACTAGAGGAAACCACGCAATCGCACAAAGAAGGACGATTGCGCAATTATCTTCTACCAGCATTTGGTGAAAGACGCATCAAAACAATCACAAGCAAAGACATACAAAACTGGTACGATGCATTCGACTGTGACGAACTTACAGGAAGAAACACAGTAGCACGATCGCACTGCTACACACTGCTTAGAAGCATATTCAATTATGCTTGTGCAAAAGAAGTAAACGCTGCTGGAGAAACACTACTGCAGCGCAACCCTTGCACACTCAAACTCAAAAAACCACGCACAAGGCACGAAAGCATTGCCATCAGCATTGCGCAACTCGTTGACATATACAGTATGATGGCGCCACATTTGCGCATCGGAGTCATGCTAGCTGGAGCGTGTGGATTGCGCGAAGGCGAATGCTGTGCACTCACCAGAAGCGACGTAGACCTTAATGCAATGACGATCAGCGTCAACAAAAGTCTAAAAAGTATAAACCATTTAGGGCAAAAACGACGCCTTGAAGTAGGCAAGCCAAAAACAGCAAGTAGCATAAGAAAAGTACCAATACCAGAATGGACGCGAGAATACTTTGAAACGCACATGCGGCAACAAATGCCAAGCGGCAAACCAGATGAGCTGATACTACACACTCGCACACCTAGAGCGTTCGTTGCACCAGCAAGTCTTAGAGAAAGCTTCAACCGCGCAATAGCACACATGCCATCACTAAAAGACATGCATTTTCATGATCTTCGACACACAGCACTCACACACTACGGAGAAGCAGGCGCGAGCCTTGCAGAACTCATGGAAGTCGCAGGGCATAGCGACATTAAAACAGTATCTGTATATCAGCAAATCAGCCAAGCGCAACGCAAGCGTACATCAGCTAGACTTAATGAACAAGCAAAAGAGGAACAACTCGGCATAAAACCACAAAGCGTAGAAACACAAAAAACTGTAGGACCTACACAAAGTAATGTAGGCCCTGCACAAAATCAAGAAAAAGACCCACTCATAGCAGTGTTAGCAGCACTCACACTAGATCAGCAAGTGGCAACACTCAAAGCAATAGACAAAACAAGGCAAGCTACAATAATCAGCCAAATGCCGCCAGAAAATCAAATTCAGCTACTTTCACGGCTACTTTAGGCTAAAAATACGCAAAAAAGGCGCTGAAAATGCAAAAATCACAATTTTCAACGCCTTTGGTTGCTATTGTTAAATACTCTTAACATTCGTGTTTATTAGGCAGAAAAATAAAATCAATAGAGTTCTTTACTTGATCATAATTCTTAGTTGATGCAGCCCAATATAACCTATTAGCTACAATATCAGCTGCTCTAATAAGTGCATCTTGTTTTGAATCTTTTAATTTCAAATCAACTGACTTCATGCCAGGAAACAATGGCGGAAAATGTTTTTCCCAAGTCATGTTATACGTTCCATTCTTAAATTCATTCTCTAATGCTTCACGCAATTCATATCTACCGTTTGTTGCAGTAGTATGTTCGTCCATAAAAACGTATATGTTCTCTATAGAATTTTTGCGTATCTCATTATTATAAAGCATTTTCTGCAACTCAGATTTAACAGCAATCTTAAAAGCATAATCTAAGTAGCGTTGTTTAGTTTTCTTGTTATCAAAAATATTCTTATTAACATATTTTTGCTCAACAACAACGCCAAAACGATGATAACGATTCATAGAGCGAAACATGGAATACTTTTGTTTATTGTTAAGATAAATTGCCTTCATTTCTGAATGTCCACTAGCAGCACCATTATCGCGCTGAACTTTCTCAGCTGCAATATACAAACGCTGTGCAGAATCTTTTTCATCTTTATCTAAAAATATAAGACCGCCAAAAACAAACACTTCATTGTGCTTATAATCAAACACTCCAGATTCATCCGCATACACAAAAATATTCATATAACAATCCTCTAACTATAGGAAAAGCCGCTAAACGCGGCCTTTCCTAACCGTGGGACTGGCGACGGGACACGCCGCTTAAACGTTAATTCAGTTACCCACGTATACAGCGCAATAAATGCCTGTGTATAAGAATTTACATGAAAGTTAAGACATCACACAAGAACGGGAGCGGAAAGGAAAGAGCGATAGTCCTGGATAACATCACAAGTAACACCAAGAGCCTCAGAAAGAAGCCAAACATCGGTGCCATACATTGATTCAGCAAGCTTGTAATCGACATCGCTAATAAGTCTAGAAGCCGTTATGCGCCTTGTGCGAGTCTCAAAACGCGAATCAAACCCACACGCAACATCACGATACTCAGCATGAACCAGCTCATGGCACAACGTACACAAACGCTGATGATCAGCCAAATGCTCATCAAGAACAATCAGTCTACAAGCATCGTAATAGTAGCCGCACACACTATCAGAAAGGCGGCGCTCTTCCACTCGCACACCAAGACGCGCGGCTTCATCATAAAGCGAATCAAAACGAAGCATAATATTTATATAAGGTCTGAGTCCATAGAATTCAAATACAAAAGAGCCTGAGCATAACGATTCAAAGCGTTAGCATAGTTATCTTCAGCATCAAGAGTAACCTCACCATTAGCTGTAATATTCACGCCATAACTGCGTGCTAAACACTGCATATGTTCCAAACGCTTTTCAGTGATGTTTATACCTTTATGTTCCAGAGCAGCAAAAGTATAACCATCGTCAGTAAAAGCAATACTGTTACTACGATCAATGCGCACATAAAAAACAAGGTCGTCACCAGAGCAATCAGTCAACGGCAACGTGACCTCATTCCATTCGCCAATTCGCTCAATAGTAGAAGACTTACGTAACTGCGACGTATAGTCATCAAGAAGCGAGGGAACATCAAACGCTACACTACTTGCACTCATAATAATGCACCTTGGAACTCTGGCTTTTGAATTACATGAAACTTAAATAGCATTGTATCATGTTCAAACTTAAGCAAATCAAAACGAAGCATAATGCAACCCCAACCGAAACGTCTTAATACAGGTTATGTTAATTACTAGATTCAGAAGATTTCTTCTGCTTAAGTTTTTTTACTTTTTTATAGCAGACTACACTTACCGTACCCGTAAAAGCAGCACCAATGAGCATTGTAGGATCTTTTGGAGAACCAACAATAAGTCCTAGTGTAATTAGAGTACACATTATTGTAATTACAGTCCAAAATAGTGCAATTAGAGTCCTCACAAAGCTTCTAAAACTATAATTTTTAAATGTTAAAACTTTTTTAGTTTGTTTTTTAGCACGGTGTTGCCCTTTGTTTACAAATTGGTTCGCAGGAACATGCTCACTTGGCAATTCTTCTTCATGGATATTGACGTTTTGTTCTTCCTCATAAGCATTATTATTTTGTTTTTCATTTACATTATTTTTATTGCCTACATGCAGATATTCATCCACGCGATTTTGAACAACAAGTGTAGCTTTGCAATCAGCTAACGAATCATGAGCATTATAGTAATAATCACACTCAGCTGCTGCTACTGTGAGCTTGATAAATTGTTTACCATAGAAGATTTTACCGTATTGTCGCATAGTGTCAGTCACTTTGCTTTCATCCAAATAAAATCCCAATTCACCAAGAAAAGCCAAATCATATTCTGCATTAAACGCACACACTTCTCCAGCAGCATCAAGAATTGCCTGTATTTTGTCAAAATCTTCAACAATGTGCTTTTTATTGGCTACATCTTCCGGGCTAATCCCATTGACTCTTTGTGCTTCTGGCCATTCAGTGACCTTTTTTGGCTTGTAATACTCGTTCAATAAAGTCTCGCCATTGCCATCAATTATAGAAAGCTGAATAATTTCATCTTTTATAGGATCAAGGCCAGTGGTTTCGGTATCAAGAACAATTCGAGGGATAGTTATTTTCGCTGAATTATTTTTAGAGTCTACACACAATTTGCAGTCTAAGTACGAATTGCCGTCACCAAATTGCGAATATTTTTCACACCAAGAAAGCGAGACACTAGCACACCCGACTAAAGGCTCAAGCATTGCATATTTCCCGTAATTTCTAGGGCCAACCTCTAGCAGTTTTATACCTTTTTGACTCATTATCGCCAATTTAGGCTTACGATTATTGGGCTGAGGTATAGAAATAACAGAGCATTTAGTGTACTTACGAGTGCCAGACAGAGTAGCGTCACTTACAGCTTTATCTGGCTCAATAGTAAAAGTATGCACTCCAAAGAGTTTGCTGGCAGATTTCTTGTAACTTACCATTGTCTCTCTCCTATTTTCTCTTAGTCACGAGGGGTGGTGGATTCGAGGAATTTGTTAGGGTCGGTATGAGCCATAAGAGCAAACTGAGAAGGATCAGCAGCAATCATGTCGGCAACGTGGCTTATGTAATCATCGTCCGTGGCACTTGGAGACGCAGAAGACGCATCAGAGCGAGAAGACGCACTCGATGCGGACTGCGCAGAACCAGAGTCGGCACTTGGAGGCACAGAAGACGCACTCGACGCGGAAGAATCCGAAACAGAAGAATCTACAGTCGCAGACGACTTTGGCTCTTGCTGTATAGAATCAAGATAATCCTCTACAATTCCAGGGTCTTTCACCAATTTTTCAGAATCAGCAACAATTGCAGATAACTGCACGCCAAGGGCTATTGCAATTTTCCTTAATTGCTCATAGTCAGCAACTGTGTTTAATTCAAGAATCTTTCGTAATGTGCCATACGGGATTGAAGACGCTTTCGCTAAGCCTGGCGTTTTCAATCCTCGAATCGCCATTGCTCTTTTAATAGCTATAGATAAAGCTTTTGACTCTACAGTCGTTTTTCTACTTCCTGCTGCCATATAGGGCATATTACCACTATATATTACGAAGTATGTCCCAAATAGGACACGCCGACATTGACGAAAATAAGATAGAGCGTAATATGTTCCATATGGAACTAATAGTGCCCACTTCATCGCAACTAGGACTTGCACTAAAAAATGTGCTTGCAAAGGCAAATATAACTCAAGATATGTTAGCAACCAAAGCTGGAATACCACGTAACACGTTGAACAGGAAGATTAACGGTGGCGTTTTCCGCTTTGATGAATTAACGAGAATATCGAAAGTATGTAAAACGCCTTTGTCAAAGATTTTTGAGCAAGCAGAAAAGCAAGCTGCAATTGCAAGCAAAGAAAAGAGTCAACCATGTTAGACGGAATAAACAGCGCGCTCAACACAGACTGCGGCGTGGATACAGCCAAAGTCTTGGAACTCATAGCCGAATATCGCAATGCACTCGATCAAGAAGAAAACGCGTTCAACGAACTCGAAGAAGCGCGAGACAAGTGCCAAGCAATAAAGAAAGCTGAGCAAGCAGTCATAGACGCGCACCAAAAATATTGCGACGCGGTAAAAGAACGCCGCAAACAGCAAGACAAATTCGAGGAAGACAATGCGGAACTACTCTGCAAAGTCAGTGAAACGCATCACGCCAGTAAAGACGCAGAAACGCGACTACTCAACGAAATAGGGAGGTGAGAAGGATGAGCGCAATAAGCTGCATTCTCATAGCACTAATGCTAATAGAAATAATTCTTTTATTCTCAATGATTTACCTTTCACATCTGTTTTGCAGAGAAGCAGATGAGACATCAAGACTCATAAGAGTATCGACAGATGAATGCTTAAAACGACACATTCCACTCGGTGCAGTCTTATAAAACACTCAACAAACAAACTTTGACGCGAAAGGAATAAGCCAATGCCGCAAATCAGCCCAGGGGACATATGCGCCGTATGTGTGAATTTACTTGTGATGGCTCAAGAAATTTGCATCATATGTAGAACCTACAAAGAGTACACAGAGTACAAACGCAAAAACGAAGCCTTTAAAGCAAAATGCGCAAAACTGCACATTGACTTAACTCCAGCAACTAGCGCAAAGCATTAGGAATTTGAAGAGTTAAAGAACAAGACTTCGAAACGTTATCAACCAATTCATCCCAAGTAATAACGCAATCACGAGTAGGCCCACAGTAAATGAAAAAGCTAACTTCACTCATAGAGCCAATAGACTCAGCACTAAACGGCTCAAAAGAAGCAGCATCAGGCACATCAACCTTCACGTTAAACAAAGTAAAAGGACTATCGTTCTTCAAAACGTACATGTGCTTAAAGCTACATTTAAGGCTCCAGCGAGTCTTGTTAGCAGCATTAGCTAAACGTTCCAACTCGTCAGCTTGTTTTTTCAAAGAGTCAAGTTGCTTCTGAAGAGCGGCATCGCCTTTTTTAGCACGGCGCGATTCAAAGATCCAACCAATGACGCTAATAGCAATCGGAATAAGCATTTTAACAATATCTAACCAAATATTAAAACTCATACACAAAAGTGTAAAGGAAGAAAGGAACAGAAATGGAAGAGCAAAAAGGCAAAGAGCGCAAAGGCAACAAAGAGTACAAGAAGCTCAAGAAGCTGCTTAAGAAAGCGTATAAGGCTTCTGTTAAGGAAAACCAGCTTGAGGCATTCGTAAAGGAAGCAAAGAAGAATTTCCCTGGCTACATGAAAGCGCAAAAAGCGTATGACGAAGCTCCTAGAGGCGCAGACGTCATTAAAGAAGCAGCCTTCGAGCGCGTGGAAGCTGATTTTTACGAAGCATACGCCGAGCAGATAGATAAATATCGCAAAACAAGACAAAAAGCCTTCGAACTTCGCTGCCGCGTTAGTGGCAAGCTCGCCCACGCTGGCGAAAAAGAAAGCGAGGAAGAGTGATGCGAAAGAAAGCTGATAGCAAGGGCAAAGAGGTGAAAAACGTAGCTATGGAACGTAGTCGAGGACTTTACATTCTAGCGCTTCAACGCGTTTTACAAGCTCCAGAAGAGCTTCGTTCTACGCTTCAAGATCTAAACATAAATCTCCAACAGTACATGACCAAACATTGTGTGCGTGAAAGTCAGGCACAGGCAACATGGCTTTCGTTGCTATCTTTCTTGGATATGATTACAGCTATTTCACTCGTTGACGTGCAAAATGATACGAATCTTGACGATGAGATTGACCAAACTCTGGGCTCAGCTTTTTCTTTGGAGGACATGCGAATCTTGGAGGACTTAGTGCGTAAGAATAACCCCAATCTTGAATTGCTAGTTATATGCAATCGTTTGGACGACAAGAAAGCAGAGCTCATAAAAGCGAAGCACGAATACGAATATCAGCTATTTGCAACCTACAAGGCATTCAAAGATTACATCGAAAAATATAAAGAGGACATAGAGAATGATTAAGAACGGGGAGCCAGAAAAGCCAATATCGCAAGAAAAATATGAGCAAGCAAACGTCCATCAAGGAATTTTTATGTACCACATTCTTGATGAGTGGGCAAAAGATAAGGTCACTGCATGCAAAAAACAAGCACAAGCAATGACCCCAATAATTGCTATAAGCGCGTTAATAGCAGCTCTACTAGCAGTAATAATTAGCAAACATAAATGCTAGTTTTGCAAATGTTTTGCAACTTGTTGAGCGCCAAACCCAATAAAATGCACAGCCTTAGCAAGTTCCCTAATTTCGCGGCTAGAAGCAGAATCTTGAAGGTCTGCAGCAATGCTAGTACCAAACTCTATATTGCCTATGCCTTCTTTAATTTCTTGCTGATTTGAACAATACATAATTTAACCTTTCAAAACAATTTTTAATACAGCAGTTAAAAGAACTGCAATTACAGCTTACAAAGGAGGCAAAATGAGCTTCGTACAAAAATACCCGTACACAACAGCATTCATAAGCCTTGTGTGTTTTGCTATTAGCTTTTGGGCGGCAATAAGGAATATGGCTTATTGCTTTAACGGAGCAAACATTTTGGGAATTGCAGGAACAATTATTGCAGTTGTTTTTGAAATTCGTTCAGTATCAATAATTGACGAAAGACTATTGGAACAATGAAAAAGTGTATAGCAATAATTATCGGCGTACTTATAGCAATAAGCGGCCTGGCGTTCGTTTTCAGCGCTTTCTACAACTTAAGTCTTTACTTATGCGTGCCACTCGGATTGTTCCTCATACTCATGGGGATTACGGGTGTAATAGCAGCAACTGAGATTCCAAACGATAAAAAATAGAAAAGGACAAACAATGAGTACATCAGCACTTACACCAAGAATCCCATACAAAAGACTATGGAGCCTTAAAGAAGTATGCGACCAGCTAAGCATGGACAAACGTGCCGTAATGAAGCTCGTAGACGCAGGGATCTTGCACATGCCTCACGGACGCTTACCAGGCAGCAAAGTTTACATTACAAACACAAGCATAGAAAAGTATGTAGGTGAATGAAATGGTTACCTTGCTAACGCCACAAGACGTAAAAAACATGCAATTCACGGAGTGCCCTGGCTTTTTTGGAATGCCAAAAGGGTACGACGAATACGAAGTAGATCAAGCATTAGAAAAAGTCCAAGAAACCATTGAAATACTCGGCTGCGAGTGTATAAAAGCGCAAAAAACAGCATCAGAATACCGTGCGCAACTTGTAGCAGCAGGATTGCTAGTTGAATAAGGAAGAGTCATGAGCGATAACACATACTATATTGCAGGGAATCTTACAAAAGACCCAGTAGTAAGCACTACTCCTAACGGCACTACTGTAGTAAATTTCACAATTGCTACAACCACTCGTGTGCTTGATCCACAAACCTCGCAATACAAGGATACTGGCACTGTTTTTATGCGCTGCACAGCATGGAGAGCGTTAGCAGAACATGTAGCTAAAAGTCTTACAAAAGGCATGAGAGTTATCGCATACGGAAAGTTAGAACAAAGTACATACGAAGCCGAAGATGGCTCACGTCACACTTCAATCAAACTCAGCGTAGAGGATATTGGAGCGTCAATGCGATTTGCAACAGCGCAAATCACGCAAATAAATCAGCAAGGCACTCAGCAAATGATTTCACAGCCTAAAACAATGCAGCAATCACAACAAGCTCAAGCGGCTAGTCAAGAACCTTGGGCTTCAAAAAGCAATATAGACAACTACTACAGCGAAGAACCAGCATTTCAATAACTAAATTAACGAATTTTAGAAAACTATATACAAACCTTACGAAAGGAACAATAATGGCACCACTATCTGCAGCAAGGCGAAAAGAAGCGTGCGAATTGGTTATTATCGCAAAATGCGATGGTATTAATACGTTAGATTCTAGAGAATTGAGACTTGTTAAACGATACATGCAAGAAATAGGCGTGGAATCGTTAGAAGAAGCTTACAAGCAGGCTTTAGAAGAAAAGAAAGCTCCTGAGGATCAGCAAAAACCAAGGAAAGCAAAAGAAAAGAATCTTAATCAACAGAAAAAGCCAGAATCTAAAAGCAACAATATTTCTACAAATTCGGAGGAGTTGCTTGAAAACTGGCCTGAAGGGTCATTTGAGAAGTTTGCTTATCCATTGCATTACAAAGATTTTGTTGACAAATGTAAAGCTAATCCAAATCGTGTGGCGCTGTTCAAAGAAGGTCTTACAAGGCATACAGCATCTGATACGGCTTTACGAGTAAGGAATGCTAGATATAGGGCGTTTGTAGCCAGTAAAGGCCATTTTGAGGCACGAATACTGCAATGTGATGAATCCTATTCGGTATACGTGAAATATGTTCCACAAAAAGCAGCGTAAAAGGGAGTAAACAATGATAAAAAGATATTCTGAGTATAAACCTTTGTATCCGAGATTGAGATATTTTGAACAGGCGCATCGCATTTATGCTAATAGCGCGTACGCAAAACCTGAGATAGTTCCAGTTGCGCTTACAGGTTCGCAGTACTTCAATAAAACCATTTTTGCCAATAGGCAAGAAGTTGTAATAAAACCACAAAACTACAACAAGCTTGTATATGCACATAGTTGCAAGACGAATAGATCATATCCGTATGCTTTAGAACTTTATGGGTATTGGGCAAAAAATGAGCAAGATGAAAAAGCGAGTTCTAACCAAAAACAAAAAATCAGCGTAAACCCTTTTAAGGCATATTAGAACGTTAAATCTGCAGGGGGCAGTTGGAATAGGTAAAAGTTTTTCTAGTTCCTCTACAGTACTCGCATTGGCCAAATGCGGGACAATTTAATGCGGCATAGACTTACGCCTCTTAGGCAGCGTAAATAGCCGCTGTAAAGACCTATATCGGTTTCCCTACCGATAACATAAGCGTTCCGCGGTATTGAGCGGAAAGAGTCGGGAATTGATGCTGCAAGGTGTCTTATGACAGGACGACCAGATAAGCGAACATGGCAAAGCCAGAGCCTTACAGCAAACCGCCGTGTGGATATTTTTTCACTCGTCATACGCGATGGCATGGCTCCGCCGAAAGCGCTGTATGGACGACCTAAAAGTCATTGAGAAAATGAGATTGAGAAAGCCGAAAAAGCTTTCTCAATTTTTATTTTCCCCTTGACAAGGTCGTCCCACTCAAGCAATTCACCACCGAAAGTACAGGGAATTTTCGAGAGGAGAAAATTGTGAAATGTAGTCAAGATAAAAATATTAGTAAAAAGCGAGAGAGGTTAGAAAAACTTACTTTTAGACTTTCTTACTTGTACAAAATTCTTAACTCAATACACAAAATAGAAGTAGATGAAAGTTACATTATTACTGCACTCGGATTAAGAACATTAAGTAAGTATGACATACATGGGATTCATGCATTGCAGCAACTTATAAGTAGCGGTTTAATGCCGAGACCATTTAAGAAACATGGAATACGCTACTGGAATACTGAAAATCTTATAAATCATTTGGAAGGAATCTTATGATCTACACTGTAAAAGAGCAACGTGAATATATGAAGCTTCTTGGTTCGCTTCCATCGTTAAATAAGCAGTTATCAATGTTGGCGTATTGCGAAGTAAAGCGTAACCAATCGGGGTATCATACTCATGTAAACAGAAGTGTAGCTCCAGTAAACTTGAGTGCTCTTGATAAACTTGATGAGCTGGAAAGTTTAGAGCGTGAAATATTAAGTCAACTCGGCAGCAACAATTTAGCAATTGCACAGACTTCACCAATTGCAACAGTAGTTAAAGCACTTAAAGATAACGCAAAAGAAATAATTTTATTGGCAAGTGCATCAATATCTTATGAGCAATTAAAAACTATTAGAGATAAAGTGCTAGCAGATACAAATCCAAAGGTCTTAAAAACATTTGGATTATGCCCAACTTGCAGGAGGCCATTGAGATATGAAGGCACTAATGAATGCGTTACTTGCCAATCATGTAGATCAGTGACGAATAGCAATGAAGTTTTAAGTAATACGCGTAAAGAATTATCAAAGCTTACTTATGTTGGTAGTAGCAAGCAAGCATCGGAGTTTATGCATCGTGTACTAAATAAAAACATTCCAGCAGGAACACTTCGCAGACTTCGTTCAACTGGTAGAATTCATACATCAGGTCAAGGTACTGTAGTTGTGTGGAACATAAGTGAAATATTAAATAAGACTCGCCAGAAGAATTATTAGACTTGACAAAGTGAACACCAATAATGATATAATCACACTGTGGTGTGAAGTGGCCGCAAAGAAGAAACCACCTCTCACACTAGAAAATAAAAGACGTTAAAGAAAGCCTCGTGGTTCATACCTCGGGGCTTTTTTGTAAGGTGCTTGCATATGCCACAGAAACCAAAGAGTAACCCACGCAGTAAGTATGGGAGCAGACGCAAAGCAATGCGCAAACGAGTGCTTGCTTACTATGACACTTGCTACTTGTGTGGCAAGCCAGTAGATAAAACTATTAAGACTCCAGATCCATTGAGTCCTGAAGTGGATGAGATAGTTCCAGTGAGTAGAGGCGGAAGCCCAACGGATTGGAATAACGTTCGACTTACACACAGGCAATGCAATCAGCTTAAGAAAGCACACACTGCAGCTTGGGCACAAGCAAGAATATATGAGAAAGAACACGGATTAGACACAGGCGTAGCGCCTGAAGCATGTTGCGACGCATACAATCAGAAAAACAGACACTCAAATTGGTAAACACGAGTAACGCAACACAAAACGTTTCAACCTTAGAGCATTTCGGCAGGGGGAGTAACCCCACGACTTTCCAAAGGAAACCAAGCCGCACAAAGGGCTAAAATCCCCCCACTAAATAGCCATTACGTTACAGCCAAATCGTTACACGGTGATTTTTTCACTAAAAAAGGAGCAAAAGTAGCCATGAAATGCAAAAATTGTGGTCGTTTTTTCAAAACAACAGGCCGCGGACGCGCTCCAATGTACTGCAGTGAGAAATGTAGAGTCGATGCGCATTGAAAAAAGAACCCAAAACCAACAAAATCAAAAAGACAAGAAGTACTTTTTGAGATTCCAGGCGAATCAAAACCAATAAAAACGACAATACCAACTGATGAATTAACAAAAGACGCATTCGATAGAATGTGTGACAGCAGACTTGAAGACGAATTAAGATTCGCGCGCGACATTTTACATGCAGCTCTCATAAGTCCAGATACGCCGCCAAGCGCATTGGCAAGCATGGCAAAACAATACATAGAAATAACAGAAAAGCTAGCAGGCGTAGTTGACGACGAAAAAGAAAACGACGAAGATGTGGATTCGGAGGTAACTTTTGACGCAGTCTTTACTCCAGACCAAAGCTAGGCATTTTATATACCCAGATGGAATAGTTGCATCAGAATTCCCAGCATTACAAAAGAAAGCATTACGATACGGCGTAACCTTTGACTCGTGGCAGTCTGAATTAGGCATGTACATATTAGGCAAACGCAGTAATGGCAAGTTTGCTGCAGGAGTGTCTGGCGTGGTAATGAGCTTGCCGCGCCAAGTTGGAAAAACGTATACGATCGGAATGATTGTAGTCTTTTTATGTTTAATGCACGAGAAAACTATTGCTGTTTGGACAGCGCATCACTCAAGAACAAGCGATGAAACTTTTCGCGACATGAAAGAACTGATAGAAAACAACAGAGGAATAGCAAGATTTGTAAAAGAAATACGCAAAGCAAACGGTCAACAAGCGATTGAATTTACAAACGAATCACGAATCTTATTCGGTTCTCGTGAGCGAGGCTTTCGAGGGTTACATGAAGTTTCCGTTATAGTTTTCGACGAAGCACAAATTTTAACAAATAGAGCACTTGATAACGCATTGCCAACATTAAATACAGCTTCAAATCCATTAGCTTTCTATATGGGGACGCCGCCGAGACCATGTGACCCTGGAGAAGTATTTAGAGATAAGCGCACAGCATTATTAAAAGGATCAGATAGAGATGGAATATATCTAGAATTTAGTGCAGACAGAAATTGCAATTTAGACGATAGAGAAGAATGGGCAAAAGCAAATCCATCTTATCCATCAAGAACAAGTGAATTAGCTATATTACGATTACGCAGACAATTTTCCGAAGACTCATTCAGGCGCGAAGCTCTTGGAGTATGGGACGAACTTGCATTAGCAACATCCGCAATTAGCGACAAACAATGGCAAGCGGCAACAATAAGCAATCGCATAGAAGGTGGCGTTAAAGCATACGGCGTAGAGATTCCACCATCGCGAGATCGCTTAACATTGTCTGCATGCATGAAGTATCCCGACGGATACGCACACATTGAATTTTTAGAATCACATCCGCTCACAGAAGGCACAGACTGGCTCATCGACTTCCTAGCAGAACGCAAACGCAACATGTTAGGAGTCGGAATCGACGCAGGAAGCGCAACAGGCATACTCTTACAAGATTTCGCAGATGCACATATCCCAGCAATATCGCTAACAATGCGAGACGTAGGGCAAGCATGCGGAAGATTCATGGACATGCTAGCAGCTGGAAAACTTACGCATTTACCAGATGAAGATCAGCCAGCACTCGCAGCAGCAGTAAAAGGCGCGTCAACAAGACCTCTTGGGAAAAGTGGACTTTTTGCCTGGGGAAAGTTAGGCGATGACGTAGATACTACCCCGCTCGTGTCTTGCACGATGGCATTACACGCAGCATTCGTAAGTAAACGACATCCTGGAAGAAAGCAGAGGCTATTAGTATGACGTTACAAGATTTTGAGAGTACAGGCTCGCAACTGTTGTCATTTGGTAGCAAAATTGATGGCGTAGATGAAAAAGATATGCCAACTATTAAAAGGCTCTATGACACATGGCAACAGCATTACGAAAGTAATCAAAAACGAACAGAATACTTTAACGCAGATGAGATGGTTAAAAATCTGAACATTTCCATTCCAGAAGATGTGGCCCGTAGAGTTAAAGCGGTTGTTGGTTGGAGTGCGAAAGCAGTAAGAGCATTAGCTGATTTAAGCGTTTACGACGGGCTACAAATCAACGGTGACGATGTTTACAATATGCGCGCAATCGCAGAAGCAAACCAGTTCAGCGTGATTTTGCCACAAGCCATCATCAGCGCATACAAACATTCATGCAGTTTCTTGGCAATATATAAGGACGCTGATGCAGATGGAGCAGTAAGAATCGTACCTAGAAGTGCGCTCAATAGTTCCGCATTATGGGACATGGCTCACCAAGAAGTAAAAGCCGCAATGACCATTACAGGAACAAATGAGAAAAATGAAATTAACCAAATAAGATTCTGGCTCAAAGGGTACTCATACGAAGTTAAAAAAGTTGAAGGCGCATGGAAAGCAACACTTTCTAAACAGTCTTATCAAGGCGTATGCGTAGTACCAATTTGCTACGATCCACAGCTCGACAGACCATTCGGACGAAGTCGAATCACAAGACCGCTTATGAGCTATACGGATATGGCAATTAGAACCTTTGTAAGAATGGAAGCAACTGCAGAATTCTACAGCATTCCAAAGCTATGGTTCTTAGGTCTTTCTGAAGATGCACAAAAGGCGCAATGGAGTAACTACATTAGTGCAATCAACGGTGTAACGAAAGACGAGGACGGAGACACTCCAACCTTGCAACAGATTACGCAAGCAAGCATGACGCCACACTCGGAAATGCTGAAAACGATTGCGCTAATGGTAGCAAGCGAAACAGGTTTGCCAGCATGCGACCTTGGTATTACAACATCAAACCCAACAAGTGCTGAAGCAATGAGCGTAGCAGAACGCAAATTAACGCGCGAAGCAGATAGGCAAAACCTGATTTTTAGCCAATCAATTATTAAAGCGCTCGGCATTGCAGTTTGCTTACAAAATGACGGAATGACAGCAATTCCTCCAGATGTTTATGCGGCACAAGTCGCATGGAAGCCAACACAAGAAGTAAGCATGGGAGCTAGAGGCGACTTCTTCAATAAAGTTGCAGCAACATGCCCATCGTATGCAATGAACGAAATCGCATGGCGACAACTAGGGTTCAGCGATGCAGAAAGCAGAACCTTACTCAGCGAAGCACGAAAGACGCGTGCGCTTGAATCACTTAACGATTTGCTAGGCAAGGAGACGACAATTGGTAACAAGGGAGGATACGAATCGTCTAGCAGCAGCCAACAAGAAGATAAGCGACTCAGCACAACAAGCAGCGCAGGGAGTACTGCAGAAAATAGCTAGCGCGCCAACAGAAGCTGCTCGCATTGCTCTCATAGACGAACTGATTCCAGCAGTAGCATCACAATATAGTGAACAAATTGCTATGGCGGCTGCGAAATGGTACGAAGAAGTTCGTGCAGACGCATTGCCTGGCGTTGACGACGGTTTCGAAGCATCGCTCGCACAAACTTATTCCAAGAAAGCAATCGTTGAAGAAATCCACGATCATATACTTTCAAACAGAAACAAGTTTGATGAAGCAATCGTCGACGCCATGGATAGATGGGTTAAAATACCAGGGCGCGCAACAATCGCTGAAAATTGCAAACGAGACCCCAAAAAACCACGCTATGCACTCGTACCACAAGGCAAAACATGCGCTTTCTGCACAATGCTTGCAGGCCGTGGCTTTGTGTACAAGTCTGAAAAAACAGCTCATAAAATGCATGATCATTGCGATTGTGTAGCTTGCCCTGAGTGGGACGCTAATCCAAACAAAATTAGAGGCTATAATCCTGACGTTCTTAGCGACGAATGGGATAAAGCCAAAAAAATAGTTTGGGAGAAAAATAAAGCAGAAGCTCGCAAAAACGGTAAAGATGCTAGCGAAGTTTTTGAACCAACATGGCAAGAAGTTGTTGCGCAGTTGCGAAAGACGCGCGGGCTCTGCTCCGATGGACGAGTAGTAAAATATCCAAAAAATTATCCAACAAATGTAAAGCATATTAGCGACCGTGTATGGAAACATATTATGGAAGGAGATGCAAACGGCAAAGGTGGTCATGCAGCTTGGTCTAGCAATCCTGGGAAAACGAAATTCCCTGATAATTGGGATTCAAGGCAAATACAGAAAATGGTTATGTCTGTAATAACTAATCCAAGTGAAGATGTAATTATAAAATCAAAAAACCTTCGTAGCCTTATTGCAGTAAGATATGGTATTAAAATAGAAGTGCGTCTATCAAAAAAGAAAAAAGGCTGGCGCGTCAATACAGCGTTCCCAGTTGTGGAAAATAAGAGAGGAGTGAAAAGCTGATGAACATGCAGAAAATTTATTATGACATGGCTGAGAAACTCCGACCTTATGCTGAGCCATACATGGATAAACTTTGCAAAGAAGCTGCTAGTAATGCTACATGCGCAGGAGAGCCTTATGAAGCGTTAGCAGATTACTTAAGCTTTGCGTGGGAACATCAAAATACTCCTCGTAAACTTATTATTGAAGCATACAATCTTATTGACGATGACTATCTTGATTTATATAACGAAATGGTAGATAAACTAGGGATTCCACGTCGTCAACATTCTGCAGATTACGACGAAGATGAATAAAATTTCACTAAATTAACAACTATCAGATTTTAGCCACCTTGCAAAAGGTGGTTTTTTATTAACCAGCCCCGCATGGGGCTTTTTTATTAAGGAGAAAAGTTGGAAAACACAACACAAGAGACAGAAACCGAAAAGGTCGAAGAACTCAACAATGCCGAAACTACTTCAACGGAAGAAAATACCGAGGAAGTAGATTACAAAGCGGAAGCTGAAAAATGGCGCGGGTTTGCACGCAAATGGGAAGCCAGAGCCAAGAGTTCAGAACAAGCAGCTGAAAGGCTCAAAGCAGTAGAAGAATCTGAAGCAAAGCTGAAAGAAAAACTATCTGCTATTGAAACTCAGCGCAAACACGATGAACTCACACAACTTGTCGCAAAAGAAACTGGCGTACCAGCTGCACTATTGCGCGGTTCAACAGAAAAAGAATTGCGCGATCACGCAGAGGCAATTAAAGAGTTTTCCAAACCACGAACAGACAGTATTCGCCTTAACGATGAGCCAGACGGCTTAAAAGTAGACGATACGCGCGCGTTTGTTCGCAAACTTTTTTCTAACGATTAAACAAAACCCTATGTAAGGAAGGTAAAAAAATTATGTCAATTTTAGAATCTAAAGATCTAAAGCTCCCTGACCACTTGGTGAAGGGAATTGTAAAAGGTGTAACCTCTGGCTCTGCTGTTGCAGCATTGTCTGCCGCAAAGCCAACACTTTTTGGTAATTCCACACTCGTCACCTTGGATTCGAAGCCACGTGCAGAATTTGTTGCAGAAGGCGCAGATAAAGGCGCAACCAACGCAACATTTGGATCTGTAACTGTAACGCCGCATAAGACTCAGGTAACAATGCGCTTTAGCAACGAAGTGTTGTGGGCCGACGAAGATTACCAAATTGGTATTATGCAAACTCTCGCAGAGGAAGGCGCAACAGCGTTAGCTCGCGCGCTCGACTTTGGCGTATTCCATCGCGTAAATCCAGCAAGCGGCGCAACAACCGACTGGACGAACTACCTTACTTCTACAAAGAAAACCGTTGATGCCAGTACAAACATTGACGCAGACATTGAAAAGGCAATTGGTTTAGTTTTGACAGACGGGGAAGGAACGGACGTAAACGGTTTAGCACTTTCCAAGCCAGCTGCTTACGCTCTTGCTACAGCTAAAGACAAGCAAGGTCATTTAATGTACCCAGAACTTGGATTTGGTACTGGAATGACTCAGTATAAGGGCATTAAGACAGCTGTGTCTACTACCGTAAACGGTCTTCCTGAAATGAAGCAAGACAGTGGCATTTCAGCGATTGTTGGCGATTTTGCTAATGGTGTGTATTGGGGTATTCAGCGCAATCTTCCATTAGAACTTATCCCATTCGGTGACCCAGACGGTCAGGGCGATTTGAAGCGTAAGAATCAGGTTGCACTGCGCTTGGAAGTTCAATACGCATGGTACGTATTCGCGGACCGTTTCGCTGTTGTTAAGGCACCAGCTGGATCAGCAGTGGTATCCCACTAACAGGAAGGCGTCGGCATGGAAGTGTTCGCAACGTTTGACGACGTAAAGGCGCGCTACCCAGCAGCCTCAACACGAAACCGTGAAACGGTAGAAACACTGATATCTGATGCGTCAGCTCTTATGCAAGCAAGCGCGCCAAAACTCACAGATAACAAGCGGCTACTTTGCTTCGTTTGTTGCAGCGTAGTAAGACGCGCTCTTGCAGCAGCTGAAAACGTCGGCGACGGAATGACTGGAGTAACGCAAACATCACAAACCGTGGGAGCTTTCTCACAATCGTGGAGTTTTACAAATCCAGCTGGTGACTTGTATTTGACTCGTGCTGAAAAACGCTTAATACGAGGGCAAGGAGCGCAAACAGGCTTTCATGTGGACCTTATAGGAGATTCAGATGAAAGGTGAAACAGTAACCGTTCTTTTCCCAGTATTTAACGGCGTTGACGCGCTAAACAATCCTATAGAAGCAGAACCAAAAGAGGAACAAGTAGAGAATGTGCTTGTTTCTCCAGGAAGCGGAGTATTTGCTAACGCAAATGCGGATAGTGAACTACAACCATACGGCATAGAAGTGTCACGCATCTGCTACTTCCCTCGTTCATGGACTTACAAAAGCCTACGAGGAGCAAAAATTCGGATTCGAGGGCGCGAATATTCAGTGTTAGGAGATCCAGAGCCACTAGACGGCGGAATGAGCCCAACTGCTTGGAATCTCGAAGTTGACGTAACAGATAAGGAAGGATGATGTGAGTAAAAATAACGTTAAATTGAACTTTGACGGCTTCCTACAGCTGCGAAGAGCAGCAGGACACACGGTAGTAGCAAAAGTAGCACAAGAAATTGCGTCAAATGCTACATCAATGGCAACAACCACAAAAAGCGGAATACATCCGAAATATGTGGCGTTGCCAGTAAAAGATACTAAACACGGTGCCGTTGCAATCGTTACAGCAGCAAGCAATCCTTCCAAAGAATGGCTGGCAACAATGCGATCAGAAGTACGACATCACTGGTTAGCAAAAGCTGTAGGAGCAGGTAAATGAAAACCATTGAAGAAACAGTTATCACTTACCTCAACACTGATGGACGCATTGACGGGTTTGAAGCGTCAGGGCTTGTGCCACAAAATGCAACAAGCTCAAGTAGCTTCATAACGGTGGAAAAAAATGGCACAAGTATAAGCGACAGAAAAAGAATTTACGCTCTTTCTGCATCAATTTATGCACCAAGCCAAATAAAAGCCGCAGAAGCTGCAGATGCTCTTGCGTTCACACTTATGGCAATGCCAGAGCATGCAGAAAACGTTGCAAGCGTGATCATCGATACAGTCACAATCTACCCAGACCCAGACACCCCATATCATCACCGTTTCATGGTGAATTTCAGAATTAACACACCTTTATAAAGGAGATTTTTATGGTTAAAAAAATTGCTATAACAAAACAATTCCCAGGCGGAGTACTTTTCGTAGCGCCAGCAGGCACGCCGTTGCCTACAAATGCTACAGACAAGCTTGACGATGCTTTTAAGAATGTAGCAGACTTGAACAAAGACGGAATTACCACCAGCACCGACATGGACACTACAGACATCGATGATATGGATGGGAAAACAGCAGCGTCATTTATCGCTTCTTATTCAGAAAAAGTTCAGTTCACGATGCTAGAAACAACAGCTACAGTGCTTAGAACTCGATACGGAAGCAATCGCGTCATAGCTAATGGAGAAGATGTAACTTCTTACACTACAGGAATGCCACAGGCTGAGCATATAAGCATTGTTGCAGAGCTTCTCTTAGAAGGTATGAACAAAAAGCAACGCAAAGTATTCCCCGATGCAATTCTTACGGATTCTGATGATGTTCAATATCATGCCGGAGATGCCATTACATACAGCGTAACATTTAACACTTTCCCAGATAAGCAAGGCAATAACTCGTACAATTACTTTGCAGATTTGGGAACATCGTTGCCAGTTAGTGGTGCATCTTCAGAGACTAATCACAGCTGATAAATCTTGCTCACGTAGGGCTTTTATTCCTTTCACTTACGTGAGCAGCTCTTAACAAACCGAAAGGAAATTTCACCCTCTTACATATTCTTAAAAAAGGAATAAATATGACACAAGAAAAGAAAATCGTGCCTAAAGATGAGCCAATTCTTGTATCCATCAAAGGCGTAGAACTTACAGTCGACCCACAAGTGCTAGACGACCTGGAAACATTGGAGCTTCTTTCACAATTAAACCCAGCAGACGATACAGAACCTAACGCTTTCGCACTTATTCCATTACTTAAACGACTTTTTGGAGAAAAGTATAAGCAAGTTAAAAACGCTTTACGAAATAAGGAAACAGGACGAATCACTATGGAAGAAGTATCCTCTTTCGTATCTGAATACTTGCGTAAAGTCTCCCCAAACTCCTCACGCTCGTAGAAATGCTACGCATCGCGCCAGATACCTTACGCGCGGACATTCAAAGATTCTACGGGCTTAACTTAGATGAAACAGGCGAAAGTATACGCGTTAGGCGAATGGCTGACTTGGCAGCAAATTTGCCAGACTGTGCACTTATTTGGGGGAAAATCAACCCACAAGCACAATGGGATACAACGCGACAATTGCTTGCAAATATTGCAGACAATACAGCTTTTCTAGCATTTTGCAAAACAAAAGACGCAAGCAAAGGCAAAAAGTTCAGCAATACGATTAAGCGGCCTGGCTCGAAAACAAACGGTAACAGCACCACAATCAAAACAGGCCATGCGGAAAGCAGTGAAGAATTTTACGCTTTGCTTGGGATAGATAGAGAAAGAGGCAAATAATGGCAAGAGGTGATACCGGTATTAACATTGCGCGCGCTTTCGTAGAAATAGTGCCATCTACAAAAGGCGTAGGTAAGGCTATTTGTGATGCTTTTAGCAATGCCAACAATAGTGTTTCTCAAAAAGGTTCTGAATCTGGCAAAAAATATGCAGTTGGATTCAATCAAAACATTAGCAAAATCGGAAGCAATATTGCCCAAAAACTAACATCAGCCAACTCTACTGTTATACAAAAAGGCTCACAAGCAGGCACAGGTTACGCAAGCACTTTTTCGCAAAAAGCAGCAGGGATAGGCGGTAAAATCCAGCAAGCACTCAACTCTATGGCATCTCATGCGCAAAAAAGCGGTGAAAACGCAGGTAATGGGTTTGCTAAAGGTTTTGGCTTAAAAATGGGCATGATTAGCGGCATAGCACAATCTGTTACCAGCAAAATTCTTGGCGCTTTCGGCGGTATTACTAGCGAAATCATGAGTGCCTCCGACTCTGCGCAAAAGTTTGGTGCAACATTGCAATTCGCAGGAGTAAGCAGCAACCAGATTAAAGAGCTTACCAAATCAACACAAACGTATGCAGATAAAACTGTGTATGATCTTGAAGATATACGCTCAACTACAGCACAGCTCGCTTCAAACGGCGTAGCAAATTACGATAAGCTCGCTGAGGCGGCTGGCAACTTGAACGCAATTGCAGGCGGCAATAAGGACACCTTTAAGTCCGTAGCAATGGTGCTTACTCAGACTGCTGGCGCTGGAAAACTCACAGCAGATAACTGGCGACAGCTTTCGCAGGCAATACCAGGCGCATCTGGCAAGATTCAGGAACAGCTTAAGAAAAACGGTGTATACACTGGTAATTTTGCTGACGCGATGCGCGCAGGCGAAATTACCAGCGAAGCATTTAATCAAGCTTTGCTTGACCTAGGTTTTAATGATGTTGCTGTAAAAGCCGCACAAAGCACAGTAACAATTGAAGGCGCGTGGGGAAATTTGCAAGCGTCCGTTGTAAAAGCTGGAATGGTAATCTTTGACTCAATCAAAGGGCCAACAACTCAAGCAATGAGCGCAATTGCAGATGCAATTGGAAATCTCACAAATTCGATGCAAGCACCATTGTCAGCAGCTATTAGTGGAGTTGTTGACTGGTTTGGAAAACTCTTTACAGCAATGCAAAACGTTGGAGTATTCGAGTCATTCAAAGCAATATGGCAATCATTGTGCGATATTTTCAAAGAAGTGTTCAGTATTGTCGGAGGGTGGGGTACACTATTCCCACCCGAATCTCTTGCTGTAGCATTAAAAGTTGTACTCGATTTACTAAATGGCGTTTTGCAAGTAGTTAAATTCCTTGCTCCAGTATTAACGCCTCTTGCTGGTATTTGGTTAGCTTGGGCTGGGGCGATAAAAGCAGTACAAATCGCAACAGCAATCTGGTCAACTGTAACAAAAATAGCTACAGCAGTACAAGCAGCTTTTAACGTTGTGATGAACATGAATCCTATAGGTGCACTAGTTGCAGTTATAGCAGCTGTTGTAGCTGGGCTTATTTGGTTCTTTACACAAACGGAAGTTGGGCGAAAAGCTTGGCAGAGCTTGTGTGATGCATTTATGAGCTTTATTAATACTATAGGGACAGCACTGCAAGCAACGCTCAATGATATAGGCAATGCTTGGAACGCGGGCTGGAATGCTGTGAGTTCGTTCTTTACTAACGTTTGGAACTGTATACAAGCAGCGGCACAAGCTGCTTGGAATTGGCTCACGTCAAAACTACAGTCTATTTGCCAATCGATAAGCAACGCTTGGAGCGAGTGCTGGAATGCTGTGAGTTCGTTCTTCAGTAACGTTTGGAACGGTATCAAAAGCTTTGGCCAGTCGACATGGAATTGGATCAGTAGCACTATTAGCAACGTGCTAAGGGGTATCAGCAATATTTGGAATAGCACTTGGAATTGTATTAGTTCGTTCTTCAGTAACGTTTGGAATGGCATTAAAAACGGTGCCAAAGCTGGGGTTGATGCAGTATTCCACTTTATTGCTGGTTTGAAAGATAGAATACTTGGATTCTTCAGCGGCGCTGGCCAATGGCTTTTGAATGCTGGCCGCGCGATTCTTGATGGCCTTCTTGCTGGTTTACGTCATGCATGGCAGAGTGTTTGCAACTTCGTTAGTGGCATTGGCTCGTGGATTGCCAAGCACAAGGGACCAATATCCTACGATAAGAAGCTACTTATTCCAGCGGGTAACGCCATCATGCAAGGCTTCAGCAAAGGGCTTGGCGATTCATGGCAAGGCGTACAAAAGCAGGTTGCAGGATTCACAAAGCAATCTGGAAATTGGTTCAACGATTCTAATGCTATTCGTCTGAAAACTACTGTTGTGCCACCTGATGGAGGGTGGAACTCTCAACAAAACCAGATAGCAAAAGTTGCAGCAAATTATGAAGTCGACGCATCAAGAACAGGCTTAACAAAGCAGGATCTATACGATGCGTTCGACGGAGTAATGAGCCAAGGCGTAGCACTGAAACTGAACGGTCGCGGCGGAGAAGTCATGGCAGGAATACTCGCAAAACCAATGAACAATGAGCTAAACAAAATAGCAACACTAGGAAGATAAAAGAAGGGAACAATAATGCTGGAATGTAGAATCAACAAAATCCCACTCGACGAATGGGGGCTGAATCTCGAGAAAAAGGGAATCAGCATAGAATCACCAAAACCAACTACTTCCAGCATTACTGTTCCTGGACTCAACGGCGCGCTAGATACAACAGTAGAAGACGATACGCACACAGCGTTCCTACAAAAACGCGCAATCACATTAAGCCTCTACGCTTTAGGTGATTCAGATACAGTAAACGCTCTTTTTGAACATATCGCCAAAGAAATTCATGGAAAGAACGGAAGCCTACAAACAAGCGACTCAAACGGAGAATATCGCGGACGATGGAGCATATCAAACTGGAACACAATACGAAACTGGCAAGATTCATTCCACTGTGCACTACTGCTAGAACTATCACTCGATGCAGATCCATACGTTTATGCAAAAAGCACACATTCAGGCTGCATGAAGGTGAAAACCACGTGGCAATATCAGGTAGCAGTCCAGTGTGGCCGCAATTCTCGCTCTCCCTTGACACAGGCTCAGCATCAATATCTAGGCAAGACGGCAAAACTCTTACCTTTAGCACAGGCTCACACATGAATGGAGTACTGACAATCAACGCGAATCCGCAAAGCAGAAATTGCAGGATCAACAACAATGTTATTCTTCCAACAATCGATTCCGACTACTTCACGCTGCTACCAGGAGCAAACACAATCACATGCACAGGCTGCAGCGGAACACTCGGAGTAACGCCATTAACCTTAATGTAAAGGAGCATCAATGCGATTTGCTCACGTAAGCTACGACGGCACATTAAAGCCAGACATTACATCTATTACTAAAGCTGTAAGCACATGCGCAGTAGACGGCACAGATACTCTTGACATTACGACGCTTGATGGTGGTATGGAGAAAAATGACCGCTTGCTTTACTTAGATGGCAAAGACTTGTGGCATGAGGATATTGTACAAAGCGTTGAAACACAGCGCGACGAAGGCAAGCCAATTACTACAGCGTATTGTGTGAATTCTATTGCAGAACTTGGAAGCGTATACATACTAGACAAACGAGGGCGAAAAACAACCGCACCAGAGCGCGCGAAAGTAGCATTAGAAGGCACGGGATGGAACGTTGGCACTGTAGATAACGGCACCATACGCCATTACGCTGATCTAAACTTCTACCATCAAAGTGTTCTAAAATCTTTACAAGACATTGCAAAAGTATACGGGCTTGAGATTGAAACTAGCATAAGCGTTGAGAATGGTAAGGTTACGGCTCGTACTGTAAACCTATTGGAGCAGCGTGGTAATAAGAATGCTGAAAGGCGATTCGAATACGGTTGCGACTTAAAGAGCGTTAAGCGAACTCTTATGGCTGAGCAGGTTATAACACGCCTTTACGCTTGGGGTAAAGGCGAGGAGAAAACAGACGATGATGGTAACGCTACTGGCGGATACTCAAGGCGCATTGGGCTTAAAGAAGTAAACAACGGCAAACCGTACCTTGATAATATTGAGGCTCAACAGTATTGGGGAGTGCTTGAAGGCGATGCGGTTTTTGACGATTGCGATGACCGTAATGAGCTTTTAAAGCTTGCTAAGGCGCGACTGGCTCAAGTGTCGAAGCCTCAAGTAGCTTACGAAGCGGACGTGGTAAATCTTGGTCGCGCTGGTTTTGATGCGCATGGCGTAAGCGTTGGCGACTCCGTGCAGATTGTTGACACGACTTTTACGCCGCCTATTCGCGTGGAAGGGCGTGTGCTGAAAATAGAGGAAGATTTGCTTGACTCGGTTGATGCTACGCGTATTACGCTCGGTAATATTAGTGAGTCGTATACGCAGAAGCGTCATGCAATGCAACAGAAGCTTAATGCGCTTATCGCTCAGTCTGATGAGTGGAATGCTGTCGCAGATGGCAACGGCTTGTATGTTCGAGATCTTATTGGGCGCATGAATGAAATTCTCAATGCGCGTGGCGGTTACACGTATTTCACGCCTAACGCAGGTTTGTACGTGTATAACAAAAACAAGGATAAAAATCCTACTACTGTGACTCAGATTAGTGGCGGATTTTGGCGCATCGCAGATTCCAAAAAATCTAATGGTGACTGGGACTGGAAGAATGTTTGCGACGGGCACGGACTTTTTGCGAACCGTATTTACACTGGTATTTTGAGTGACGCTCAGGGGCGCAATTTTTGGAATCTTGATACTGGTGAGTTCTCATTGCAGGCGGCGGCGAAGATTGGTGGTAAGACAGTTCAGCAGATTGTTAACGATAGCGCGGATGGTGTTATAAGCAAAATGAACGAGTCGCTAACGCAGGAGGCTATTTTTAACAAACTTACCAACAATGGCGAGACGCAGGGCATTTATTTGAGCGGCGGCCACGTGTATTTAAACGCGTCTTACATGCGTACTGGCTATCTTAGCGCGGACATGATTAAGACTGGTAATTTAGACGCGAATTTGATTCGCGCTGGCCGTATTCAGGATTACGCAAACTCTAACTGGTGGGACCTGACGAACTCAAGTATTCATGTGTCGCGTGGTGAAATTGGTGGCATGACTATTAATAATGGAATGATTTACAACGATCACATGGCTTTGATGACTGATGGTATTCATTTTTCCACGTCTGCAGGTAACAGTTTTGGGCACATTGGATATCGCGCTGGTTATTCAGGTGAGGCGACTATGGCGTTTGAAGCGGACGACTGGCATACATCCCTTAGCTGGTGGTGTGGAGGTCAGATGCGTATGCTTCTTAACAATGACGGTATAGGCGCGTCGCCTACACCAGGTTTCACCATTTTTGGTAACCTTTCGCTTTCGAATCGAAGCCTCACGAACGCGGTTATTGACAAAACGTGTCGCGTTTCTGGCGGCGGTGTGTTCATGCCTGTGCGTGAATATTATTTGCCTTTTGAGATTAATCAACAGACAGGCGTGGTGTTGCAATGGCAGCCTGTTCGTTTTGGCTTTAGTCATGGTTTTGTTACTACTGAGGATTGGGGGTATTAAAAATGACCGATGAGAAAAAATATGTTATTCCGCCTTTTCCTGAGATGCCGAAGAGTCCGCCTTGCCCGCCGCCTGAAAGAGCGCACTTGAAGGCTGACAATACGCAGCAACAGATTTTACTGAAGCTTGACGCGATTATGCAAGCTTTAGGAATCAAAAATATTAATGGACATAACGGAGAGGAGTCTTCTGATGGAAGATGAGAATACTATCACTTTAACTAATCTACAACTTATGATCGCGAATCTTAGTTTGGATAATGCGAAATTGCAGGCGCGCAATAGTGTGCTTTCTAAGAGAGTGCAGGAGCTTGAGGCGGCTGCTAATAGTAAGGGTGAAAAACATGAGTGATTTTACTAGCGTTACGCGTTCGATTATTCAGCTCGATTATGCGAACGCGTTTATTCCTGATGTTCGGTTGAACGGTGGGGATGAGAACGGACGCATTATTCGCGTGCAGCTTCTTGATAATGGTGTCCCAGTTGATGGCTCAACTGTTGAAGTGTTCCTATGCTGGAATAAGCAACCGGGGGTGCTTATTGGTGACCGTGTGAAAATGGAGGCGAAGGACTCGGATGACGGTCGTATTTGGCAGGTTCCGGTTCCGGTTGCGGCTTGTCGTATGCCGGGTACTGTGACACTTGGTTTTGAAGTGAAGCGCGAGAACACTATTGTGTGTTCTCGCTCGTTTACTGCTATTGTGGAGCGTCCGGTATTTGATGCCGGTTCTTCTGAAGGTAAGTCTTACAGGCAGGAGCTTGAGGACGCGGCACAGGGCGCTGTTGATGCTACGAGTAAAGCTAACGCGTTGAGTGATAAGTTCGCACATCTTGTTGAGCAGAGTGAGCAGGTTGCAAAGAACGCTCAAGCAGCTGTTGAGGCTGCTAATCAAGCTGCACAAAAGACTGAGAGTGTTTGTAGTGCGGCTAGCGGCGCGGCAAGTAAAGCGTCACAGGCGGCACAAGACGCGCAGAGTGTGATTAGTCGTGCTAATAGTGCCGTTGAAGCGTGTGATGCTAGTAAGCAGTCTGCTGACCAGGCGGCGGCGCGCGCTGACGCTGCTGTAAGTAGCATGAAACAAACCGTGCAGGACGCGACGAATGATGCGGCTAGTAAGGTTCAGCAAGCTGTTGAGCGTGCAAATAGCGCGGCACAACAAGCGGACTCAGTGCGTGAGAAAACAGAGGCAGCAAACAAGCAAACCGAGACTGATTTAGCAGCATTAAAGGAAGAAGTTGTTAAGGCTCAGCGTGCAGGGTTTACTGCTTCGTCTAGTGCTCAAAAGTGTGACGAGGCAGCACAAGCTTACAGGAATGTTTCTGGCGAGGTTGCTCAAGCAAAGCAGACCAGTGAGCAGGCGGTAGAAGCAGCAAACAACGCGTTGCATACGGCGCAGGAGTCTGCGACGGCTGTGGCTCAAGCGCAAAGCGTTCTTGACCAAGTCAAGACGGCTGGCGAAACCGCTGCTAAAGTTGTTGGCGCGGTCGAAGAGCTTAAGCAGACGAAGGAGGCGGCACTTGAAGCCACTCGCACGGCTAACGCTCAAGCGGCAGCGGCTGGAGAGGCGGCAGGGAAAGCCAATAATGCTACTAGCACGGCGAATGGTGCGGCGCAAGCAGCTACTGAGGCGGCTGGCAAGGTTACACAAGCCTTGCAAGAGTCTGAAACACGTTTGAAGGCTGTTGAGCAGGCGGCTCAAGATGCTAAAAGCGTGGCTAGTACGGCGAATAGTACGTCGGAAACGGCACGCGCTACAGCTGAGCAAGCTCAGAGCAAAGCCAATGATGCGGCTAACGCAGCTCAACGTGCACAATCCACGGCTAACAGCGCGGTTGAAGCTACTGATAACAATAAAAATAAAATAGCGTCAATGGATAATACGCTCACGGCTTGCCGCAAAGGTAAATACTTGAATGCTGGAGCTGGCATTGAGTTTACTACTCAAAGCAATCCAATGGACGGCATTACTATCTCTACAACATCATATGTTTGTACTTATACGGTTAAAGCTAATGAGTTTAAAGGGAATGTAGCCAATATTCCAATCCCTAATACGCTTGCTGGTACTCATCGCGTGCGGATTGTTTCTTTAAAACCAAAATCTCAAGATGAAGCGAAATTGTATGCTGAAGCGTCTCCTATTTTCCTGGATTCTGATGATGATTCGAGTATTGGGGGGAATTTGCGAGTGATTGTTAAAAAGCCAACAGATTTGAAGTTCACTGTTCTTGAGCAGGAGGTTAGACGATGACGGTTATTCAGCCTATTTTCTACGGCGGCAGCGGCGGTAATGGCAGTATTAAGCTTAAGTCTCTTACAGCGTCTGCTAGCTCGCTAACGCTTTCTAAAAATCAAAGTGTGGACTTGCAGATTACGCCAATAATGGATTTGAGTCGCGCGGAGCTTTACGACGTGTCTTGTGATGATTCGCGCGTACAGTTGGTAAAGCAGCCTGGTCACGGTTTGCGTGTTATAACGCCTGATGAGAAGTTTGCTAGTACTACGCGAACTGTTATTCATTTTCGCGCGACTGATGATAGTGGCGTGAGCTTGGACGTGCCGCTTACTTTGCAAGCTGGTTTGAATCCTAGCGAGGCGCGCGCATGGTTTAACTCACACACGTCACCGAAGCAGCTTTCTCCTAGTTTTGAGCCGTTGCCTGGCTGGAAGCCATTTAAGGATTATTCGTCTGGAGCGGAGATTATCGCGCGCGCGATTCGTGATAATAAGCGCTACATGGTGCACGCTGGCGACTACTTTGACGAAACGGTAAATGGCACGACTTACCGTTGGACCGTTTCCGAGTTTAATCACTACGGGCGAAACGAGGCTTTGCTTGTGCCTGATAAGCTATTGCCAGACACTCTGAAGTTTTCGACGAATTATAGTAATAAATATCCACACTCTGATTTAGAGAGTAAGCTTAACGATTTTTATAATGCTATGCCGTCGTCATTGAAACCTTATGTGTGCAATATGAGCTTGCCATGGACGGATAATGACGGCTCACAAAGGACTGTTACTGAGCATGTGTTTCCTCCGTCTGAGATTGAGGCTTTTGGCACAAAGCATTATTCTAAAGAGTCTTCTAGTTCTTATAAGAAGTGGGCTTGCTTCTCTGATGATGCTAGCCGTGTGCGATCTAATCAATGGTATTGGTTGCGCAGCACGTACGCTGACGACTCGTCGTACGTGCCCGTTGTCAGCAGTGACGGCTCGGACTACTGCTACAGCTACTACAGTTCGGGCGGCGCGCTCCCGTGCTTCTGCATCGCGTAGCCGTAGGATACGCGCATCTATTAATTCTAGGGGTCGCCTCTGTGCGACCCCGACTCGTATCTAAAGAAAGATTTTAAGATGAGTCAAGTCTATGCAAGACAAAGAACAGAAACCCTCACAGGGTATGTAGTAACCGCTAGCAAGATCCGCATCGAAACACTAAAACTAATCAAACGCGAAACCGTGCTGCCAAAGTCGCTACGCTTTCTAGTCGGGAAAGATATAACAGGTCACGCTGAAAGCTTAGAGCGTGAATCTGAGCATGCTTACGCGTTCTATCCGTCGGATGAAATGCGACTAGCAGAACGCAAGAAACACTTGATAGAGGCAAGTGCATCATGTGTTGACCTAGTGCACGACTTGCAGATGCTTTTACAACTAGGAACAGTTAAGCGCGGTATGGCAGCGTTACAACCGCTGCTCGACTTACTAGAGAAAGAGCGCACAATGCTAGCATCACAATTAAGCCACGCTAAAACAGTAAAACAAAAATAAAATTCTTTGGGAATTAAACCACTGTTACGTACGCTGACGACTCGTCGAACGTGCCCGTTGTCAACAGTGACGGCTCGAACAACTACTACAACTACAACAGTTCGGGCGGCGCGCTCCCGTGATTCCGCATAACGCTAGACCTAGTAGCACATTAAGTGCGAACACAATGCAATGCAGAAGGGGCTTAATTCCCATCGCTGAAAGGCGTGAAAAAGTGTCTGATGAGATGCAGCGGACGCCAAAAAGTGCATGGCAATCGTACTCGCTTACCATGATTGTTTCATGCTGTATTCTCAAGCTGCTATGGAAGTCGTCTTGCACCCCGATAGTGTATCGCGTTGGGCTTTAGGAGCAGCATCAGACATCAACTCTTTTTTATAAAGGACTACATATGAGTATTAAACGCGTTGAAGCACGATATAAGCGCAGGCAATTAAAACGGCAACAAAACAGGGCATCACAAACCAAGACGGCAACGTTTGAAAACACCAGCAGCCTACAGTCGCTCACTGACGCGGCTTATGAGGCTTGTAAAACAATCAAATGGAAGAATAGTGTGCAGCAGTATATGAACAGTGCGATGCTTAATACTCTACACGCTCACATGCTCATGACTACCAATGGCAAAATAATAGGACGCCGTAAGTGTTTCACGATAATGGAGCGCGGCAAAGTGCGACACATTCAAGCCAGCGCTTTCTGGGAGAAAGTAATACAGAAAACAATCTCAAGAAACGTTTTAATACCATGCTATACGCGCTCGTATACTCACGGTAACAGTGCAAACCAGCGCGGACGCGGCGAAGCGTATGCGATAAAACTACTACGCAAACAGCTCGCACGGCATTATAGGAAACACGGCTCGCAAGGGTGGATACTCTTGTGCGACTACTCAAACTATTTTGCGAGTATTCCACGCGAGAAAGTCTTAGAACAAGCCTCGCAGCGCATACAGGATAAACGCATAATGCCATGGCTAAAGCAACTCATGGACGCAGAATGCGATAGCGGCTTGGGCTTAGGCGCTGAAACAAACCAACAACTAGCAGTGGGATATGTATCGCGCATAGACCATTGGGTAGAAGAATGCTCAGGTTGTGAGGCAACTGGAAGATACATGGACGACCTATATGTTATTGACTCGGATCTGCTTAAACTACGCGCGACTCTTGATGAAATTAAAAAGATGAGCGCAGAACTAGGCTTAACGCTCAATCCTGTAAAAACTTATATTACGTCATTACATCATGGCTTTACTTGGCTTAAGAAAAAGTGGCATTACACGAACACTGGGCGTATTATTACGCGTCCAATACCAAAGACGATTAAGCGAATGAGGCAGCATTTACGCGCACTAGCAAGGCTCGCAAACCGTGGAGACATCAGCTGGAAACAAATAAGCGCAATGTACCACTCTTGGCGAGGAACGCTTAAGCACTATAACGCTTGGCACACTATTCAAAGCATGGGCGCTTATTATAAGCAGCTCAAAACGAAAAATGAGACACTTTAGGACAACGTAGGATAAATAGGAAAAAATAAAAAGGTACTTTCAATAGCGTTTTTGGGTACTTTGGGTACTAATTAAGGTACTAATTTCAGAAAGTTCAGTAAAAGTACAGTAAGAGTCCAATAAGGTCAAAACTCGGAAAGTATGATACGCACGATTAACTCACGATTAATCGAAGTAGAAACCGCGTAAATTCAACGTTTAGTAAAATTTTTCTCACGATTAGCTCACGATTAGATTTTGAACATGTTCGGAAATTCCGAACAACTCAACTTTTAAGCCACGCAAACAGCGTGGCTTTTTTAATATAAGGAGGAAGAATATGGCATTAAACGGTATTGACATATCAAGCTATCAGTCAAGCATTAATATTGCGGCTGTGCCAGCTGATTTTGTTATTGTTAAAGCCACGGAAGGCACAGGGTATATAAATCCGTGTTTTCGCGCTCATGCTGACACAATCCTCAACAGCGGCAAACTGTTGGGAATCTACCACTATATTAGCGGCAGCGGCTGGCAGGCGGAAGCAGAATATTTTGTGAACACTGTAAAAGACTATATTGGTCGCGCCGTGCTCGCACTGGACTTTGAAAGCGGAGGCAACAGTGCGTATGGAGATACCGCGTATCTGCAGCAGTGTGCGCAAACCGTATACAATCTCACTGGCGTACATCCGCTCATTTACGGCAGTCAACGAGACTATGGGAGGCTCGCAGCCGTTAGCAAAGCAACAAATTGTGGACTTTGGGTAGCGCAATACGCGAACAACAATCACACTGGATACCAGAACAAGCCTTGGAATGAAGACGCTTATGATTGCGCAATACGTCAATACTCTAGCTCTGGATCATTGCCAAACTACGGCGGCAATCTTGACCTTAACAAATTCTACGGTGACGCGGCAGCGTGGCAATCGTACGCAAAAAGTGATAATCAGACACAGCAGTCGCAAGAAGCGCAGCAGGCAGAACCAATGCCAGCCATATCTGAAATCACGCATGACGGAGATATTAGCACTGTTTACGTGCACATTCCATGGAGCGTGCAGCAGGATATCAGAATGGCTGTTGTGCGAGTTGGAAACGTCGTGACCGTAAACGGTTGCGGAGGCATGAGCGCTGGAGACGCACAATGGGCAAAAGCAAACGAAACAATACCCGAAGGCTTCAGACCTACATCACTTTCAACGATAACGCTAACTGGAGGCCGCGCAGCATTGCTAGTACAGCCAGACGGCTCGATCTATTATGACGGCGATGCGCGAGATTGCACTACGCACATTAGCGGCGTGTGGATAACCAAAGACACCCAACCAAAATAACAAATAGGAGAAGAAAAGAATGAATGATATTGAAATCTTATTGCTCGAAATTGCTGGCGGCCTTGTGTTGCTCGACTATATTAGTGGTTTTGCGAAAGCAGTCTACTTGCGTTCGGTGTCTAGCAGCAAAATGCGTGACGGACTCTTTCATAAATTTGCGTACGTGTTGATAGTAGCTCTTTCGATTTTGCTTGAGTATGCTCAAACTAAAGCAAACTTAGGTATTAATCCGCCGCTTGTTGGTATTGTGAGTGGATATATTATTTGGATAGAAGGCGTTAGCTTTGCCGAAAATGTATCAGCATTAAATCTGCAAATCGCAAAAACAAGGGTTATAAGAGTCCTCTTATCTGTGCTTGCGTGTGTAAAAACTTATGTTGATGGGCAGACGGATGATGCTATCAATACAGGCAAGCATGCCGCAACAACCGAAGCTGATGCTGAGGTGGATGGCCGCGGCAAAATCCTGGACGACACTACTACTGAAAATAAGTAGTGCGCGATATACCCAAAGTATTCTCTAATTGAGAATACAAGTTGAAAATTAGTATTACCCCTCGCTCCATGCGGGGGGTAATTTTTTATATTCTTAACTATCTGCATTAGAAGGGCGTCCGCCATGACCTGGACGGCTTGCATTCCAAGATTCAATACTTTCACGTTTCCAGCCACGAGTGCGACCAATAAACGCGTCTGGATCTGGAAGATTATAGTTGCCAAGCGCACCAGTTTTCACACCAATAAGTTCAGCAACTTCCGTATAACTCAAATAACGCTCACTCATACTACCCTTTGTGCTTTCTCCCAGCATCTAACGCACATACGGCACTGATTACAGCGCAACCAGTAATGAGCCAAGGTGAAAAATGGCACCATACTCCAGCGATAATAACGAGTGATAACATAGCAGATACTATTGCATCTAGTTTCATAATGGACCTGCAGTATAGTGGATAGCGAGTCCCGGACACCTGGATTGTTCGGGACTCTTTATTTACTTATTGCGCTTCAATTCTTTGATAAGCTTTGCTATTGCTTCTATGAGCTTCGCAACACCAACCAGTAGAATTGCAATCGCAGTAAGTATTTCCACTATATGCATGTCACCTCCTTTCTTGTTTGACACTTTATATAATAGCACAGCTATTATATAAAGTAAAGCGAATTAGAAAAAATAGTTAGAAATTTTCTTTAATATTTGATAGAATTCAAACACGATAACAAACGTGAAAGATGTTCTAATACTTGCCGCAAAAACACAAGATAAGGCGATATTGAGCGCATTGGTACTAAAACGTTATTCTATAAAACTCTTAGAAAAATAAAGCATTAGCGGGTATTAAATGCTAATTCCCACTCCACAAACGCAAAAACGCCACTGCTCAAAAGTGGCGTTTTTTTGGTCTATAACCCGAGTTTCCCGAGAATGTTGTTCAAAACCTAATTAGTTAACTTCATTCGATAATAAATGTGCATGCGAACGTAACTGTTCGGCTAAACTCGCACGCGCAATCTTACCTTCAACAATATTCTGAATCCACTTATATAAATCATTGTCAAAAGGATTTACACTATCTTCGATATCAAGAATAATCCCATTATTGCGAAGTAAAGCTACACACGTTAATACTGTCGTACGCTTATTTGCATCAGGGAAAATATGGTCTTTGGCAAGATGTGTAGCAAAATCAGCGATTTGGTCAAAAATATCCGTATAATTATTTCGATCGGCTGGAGAGCTATCAAAAATAATCGCAAATGAAGAATACAAAACATTTTCAACACTGCCCTGAACTTCTTGCTTAACAGTAGCAAGTCCTTGGCTTGTATCAACAATTTCTCGTTGAATAGAACAAACTATTCCTGCGAAGGCAATAATCTGTTCCTCATTCCAAACAAGAGCATCATACTGGCTCATGCGTCACCAAGAATACGCAAAGTATTAGGATACTGTTTTTTTACAGCATCTACAGCACTAATAAACGTATTTTTCTTAGCAGGATACGAAGTAACGTCTGACGATTGCAGAATATTCTGTACAAGAATCGGCTTATTGTGCGACGCATCATACACATTGTGCCATGCGCCGCCAGTGCGATGAGCATAATTTACTAAATCAAACGCATTCATCCAAGCATATTTTTCAACAACAGTATCTACAATGCAATCAGCATACTGGCTGGTTTCGTGATTAGGCGCATTGAAAATACGATTTCGCCCAAACTGCTTAAACTCGTTATAAACACTAGGTTCTACAGGACCATATTCCCAAGCTTGAATCTCATCCGTAAACAGCGGACACTCAGGATTATTGCGCAACGATTCTACTTGTGCAAAATATACTAGCTTATTCAAAGTGAGATTGGTTAATGCTAGCGTTTTCCCATATCGATCAATAAAAATTGATGCTATATCTAAAGCTTTCATATTTAATCTCCTTTCAAAAAACTTATTATGCATATACGAGTAAGATATATTTTACAGAATATCTTGTTAATATTACCATAAAAACGCAAGATAAGGCGATATTGAGTGCATTGGTACTAAAACGTTATTCTATAAAACTCTTAGAAAAATAAGGCATTAGTGGCTATTGAATGCCAATTCCCCGCGACTCCACAAACGCAATAACGCCATTGCTACAACAGTGGCGTTTTTTGTAGCAAATCCCAATGTTTCCAACGCTTTTAGCATAGAACAGTGGGCGTTGTTTATCGCTTGCACACAAGTATGTACGATATGTGATATAGCACATACAACAAACGGAAATAATCAGAGCAAAAGCTCTAGGTATAAGATCTAGAGCTTTTTTGACTTTCCTATGCATACTTATTTGCGCCGTATGTTTTGACCTATACCACTTATTTATTTTTATTTTTATCATTAATATCAT